GCGGATCAGCTGCGCGCCGTGGCGCGGCGCCTGCACCGACACGGCGAAGTAGACGGTCGGCGCCTGGTCGGCGTCGCCGGTCATCGTCGACGTCGCGCTCGCGACCGACACGCGGCTGATGCCGGCGATGCGGAAACCGCACAGATCCGTCATCACGGGCGTTTCGGCGCCCGATTCCTCGTTGCGGTCCATCTTCGTGATGTAGCTGGTGAAGTCCGGCCGCACGCGGAAGCGCCAGTACTGCGCGAAGTCGTGCGGCGGCAGGAAGATGCGTGGCCGGCCGCGGCGCGTCGCGTCGCCGGGCAGGCCCGCGATCAGCCACGGCTCGAACTGCTCGAGCGCGCGCGCCAGCTCGGCCGGGCCGCGCAGCTGCAGGAAGTCGTTCACGTCGTTGATCGGCTGCTGCGCCGTCGCGCCGTCCGCGAGATCGGCGAGCCAGCCGGCCTGGTCGACCAGCACCGCGCTGATGTTCAGCGCGGTGAGCCGCTCGTGCAGCGCCCACGCGGCTTCCGGGCCGGGGCGGTGGCCGGCGCGCGGGTGGCCGTCCGCGAACGGCGCGTCGTTGTCGAGGCAGATCACGACGTGCTTGCCGCGCAGGAACGCGAAATCGATGCGCTCGACGTTCGCGAGACCGCGCAGCGCGAGCGCGGCGGTGCCGGGCAGCGCGCACGTGTCGACCGACAGCGCGTTGATCGCGCTTTCGACGATGATCACGCGCTTCGCGCTGTCGAGCCGGCGCGCGTCGGCGGTCCAGCCGTAGCCGGCCTTGTCGCCCTGGGTCTGCGTCTTGACGCCGCCGTTCAGCGCGGGATCGACGTAGCGCATGTCGACCGCGACGACGCGCGCGTCGCCCGGCGCGCGCACCACGAACGCGGCGGCCGGACCGCCGTGGCCCACGTCGCCGGCGGCGACCTTCGGGCTCGTCCACGTGTTGAAGCCGAGCGTGCGCGCGGCGATCGCGGCGTCGAGCGCCGCGGCGGAAATGCCGCGGCCGCCGAGGTAGTCGCGCACGCGCCCGCGCTCGGCCACGCAGCGATCGGCGATGTACTCGACGGTCGATTTCTCGCGGCGCTCCGCCGGCGCCGGGCGCTCGGGCGGGAGGCCGTAGGCGTCGTGGAGGTAGCGCACGGCGTCGGCGACGGTGCCGCCGCGCGCGTGGATCACGAGGTCGATGCACGAGCCGCCGGCGTCGGCGCTGTGGTCGCGCCAGCCGGTGCCGTGCTTCGGGTGGTTCACGTAGATCGACAGGGACGGGCTGCGGTCCTCGTGCCGCGGCGAGTGGTAGAGCGCCCGCTCGCCGCCGCGGCCGCGCTTCAGGCCGAGGCGGCCGGCGAGGTCGTGCAGGTCGATGTGCCGTTTCAGTTGGTCGATCGAAGCCATCGTTTATTGCTGCTGGTCAGGTTGCTGCCGGGGGTGTTGCGCCGGATTGCCGGTCGTGGCGGGCGATGCGACGAGCGCGCGCAGCGCGGCGGCGGATTGCGGAAAGCCGAGCGCGAGGCGATCGCCGAGGGCCGCGATGAAGCAGGCGAGCGCGCGTTGCCGCGCGGCGCTGTCCGGCGGGTTGTCGAAGCTCGGCAAGTCGGCGGCCGCCGCGATCGCGGCGCGGAGCGCGGCATCGTGCGGCGCGGGTTCGAGGAAGCGGTTCATGCGCGCGCCTCCCCGGCGAACGTGCAGGCGGGGTGCGCCGGGCGGCGGCAAATCGCGTGGCCGGCAAGGCGCCGGGCGGCGCTGCAAGGCAGGGTCGGGATCATCACGTGTCCTTTTCGACGGCAAAAAGAAGCCCCTCGCGCCGTTCAGGCGCGATGCGAGGGGCCAGGCAGGGGGCGGGAGTTAGGGCGTCAGACGGGCAGCTCGAGCTGCGCCGCGAGGCGTTCGCGCACGTGCGGCGAGAGCGGCAGCTGCAGCGACAGGTTCGGGATCGCGGACGGCGACAGCGTGCGCGCGAATTCCATGTTCACGACGTACGTGTGGCCGCACTCGGGGTTCGTGCACTGGAAGGTGATTTCGCGGAAGGTCAGCGACATTTCGCGGCTGCTGCGCGCGGTGGCGCGCGTGCGGCAGTGCGGGCAGCGGTTCAGGATTCGCATGTTGTCTTGCTCCGTGCGGCCGGCGCGATGCAACGTTGGCCGATTGGCGAGTGGGCGTGTGCGCGCACGTGGTCCAGAATCGACACGTCGCGTGCGGGATCGGGGGACATGAACGCGCGCCGGTTCAATGGCGCGCGGTGCGGGAGCGCGGCGCGGCGATCGCGCGCAGATGGCTCGCGCCGATGCGGATCAGCTCGCGCGCCATGCTGGAAATCGAGCGGTTGCGCTGCGCGGCGAGCTGCTCGAGCTCGCCGCGTTCGGTCGGCGTCAGCCCGACGTAGACGGGCTTGTTCGACATCGTGCCGCGCGGCGAACGGCGTGGGCCTTTGGAGGTGGTCATGGTCGGTATACTTTGTTGAGATAGTCTTGCGTTACGGTGAGGCTAGTCTAATGAGCAAAAAACGACGCGTCAATTGTTAATGGGTAATTTATGACACAAATCGGGAGTCGCTTGCGAGACGAGCGCTTGCGGATCGGACTCAGTCAGGATGAGTTTGCGACCGTGGGCGGCGTCGCGAGACGCTCGCAGTCCGCGTACGAGTCGGACGAACGCTCTCCCGACGCGGCCTATCTGCTGGCCGTTCGCGAGATCGGCGTCGACATCGGCTACGTGCTGACCGGCGAGCGGCTCGCCGTCGACGGAGCGACGGCGGAGCAGGGCGCGCGCGACGCCGACGAGGCGGAAGTGCTCGCGATGTACCGGCAGCTCAACGAGGCCGGCAAGGCGTCGCTGCATGCGTTCCTCGCCAGCTGCATCAACACGGGCGCGATGCTGCAGACGGCGACGCCGCGGCGCGCGAAGCGCCTGTCGGAGAATCGCCGCGCGGCGCTCGACCAGCGCACCGCCGAGAACGTCGATCGCGCGATGGCCGAGCTCGAGCGGCTGAAGGCCGAGCGCGCGGCGAAGGAACCGAAGAAGTAGGTCGCGGCGCCGCGCGCCGGTTTTTTTGCATCCGGCTGCCGCAAGTGGCGGCCGGGACGGCGTCCGCGTTCCCGCTTCGCCGTCGTTCCGCCATCCCGCCATCCCGCCATCCGGCGAAATCCCGCCTTCCGTTCCCTTGGAGTGCCTGCCGCCAGCGGCCCGGGCGCGTGCTCCCGCGCGCGGGCACGCGCGGGGCCGTGACGTTCGGACGTTTCGCAAACGCATCGGATAAAATCCGAACAATCACTGTATATCCATACAGTATTGGTTTAGCATTCTGAAAGCCGGTGAGGCTGGCGATGGTGGGAAATCCGAGGCTATCCCCGTCGCGTCAGGCGGCCCCGCCGGTTGATGAATGTGTTTGTGGAGACCGGAAGAATGAACAGCAACAGTGAGCACAATACCGGCACGATTGGCGCGTCGATGCCGGCTGATCATCACGCGGACAGCCGCGGGTCGTCGATGTTCACCCCGCGAATCCGTACGGACCTGACCGACGATGAGCGGGCTGACGCGCACGCGGCGATCGACACCGCGATGCAGTCGGTCGGCCAGGTGCTCGAGGCCGCGCTGCAGGCGATGGCGAACCTGCGCGATGCGCGCGCGACGTTGACGCAATGCGGCGACGGGCGGGACGCGCGCCTGAATCTCGGCGGGCAGCAGACCTCCCGCTGAGCCGCGGTCATGCCTGGCGCCGTCGCGACCGGTCGCACGACGGCGTGCGCAATCGCCACGCAGGCCGGCTTTCCGTCCGGCCTCTCCTTCTTTTCCTGCTCCGTCCGCCCGATCCGGGCCGCGCATCCGGCGCCGCGCTAGCGCTTGCCGGACGTCGAGTGGCCCGGCTTCTTCTCCTTCTTCGAATCCTTGCGCACCTCGAGCTCGAGCTCCGTCGTGAAGCCGCCGTTGCCGATCCGGTGCGTCGCCTTCTTCACGAGCCACGGCGTGTCGTCGATTTCCGGCTTGAAGCCCGACACGGTGACGGGCATCTCGGGAAACAGCTCGGGCCGGCCGAGCGCGAGCGTGTAGCCCAGCGTCGCCTGCTGGCGCTGGACGCGCGCGTATTCGGCTTGCGCCGCCGCGCGCGCTTCTGCTTCGGTCGCGTAGTCCTGCGGCAGCACCTTCGTGTTCTTGCCCTTCTCGTCGCCGACGAGCACCGACTTGCGCTGCGCCTTGCCGTTCGAATGGTAGTGCGCGCGCACGGCCGTGTAGCTGTCGCGCTGCGCGATCTTGTAGTGATGCTGGTCGCCGCTGGCACGCGTGATCGCCAGCACGTCGAGCGTCTTGCCGCTCGCCGTCTTGCCGGCGCCGATCGGCATGAACAGCAGGTGCTTGTCCTTCACTGTCATCACCGCGTCGTAGCGCTTTGCGAGACGCGTCAGGAACGACATGTCGGATTCCTGCGTCTGGTCGATGTGGTCGATCACGACCTTTGCGAGCGTCGCGTCGACGGCCGGCGTCAGCCCATGGCGCGCGGCGATGGTCCGCACGATCGCGCCGAGCGTCTGCCGATGCCAGCTTTTTTCGCGGCGCTCGTGCATGCGGTTCGTCATCGACGCCGAGCGCGCCTTGATCGTGATGATGTCCGGTGCGCCGCTGTGCTCGACCTCGTCGACGGTGTACGTGCCCTTGTCGACGAGCGGCTCGCCGACCCAGCCGATCGACACCGCGATGCTCGCGCCGCGCAGCGGAATCGCGAACGTGTTCTGCGTGTCGTCGATCACCAGGTCGAGCATGTCGGCCTCGTCCGCGCGCGATTCCGCCAGCGACAGGCTGACGAGATTCGGCGCGATCAGGCGCGACAGGTCGCGGCCGTCGAGCGTGATCCGGTAGTCGGCCTGCGGCTGCGTGCGTCCGGTGCGGGTCGGCCGTTCGCCCGGCTTGCAATCCAGCGTGCTCATGGCTTGACCGCTCCGTCGTCTTCGTTCGTCGGGGCGCCGTCGTCTTCCGCCGGCGGCGCTTCGGCCAGCACGCCGTCGTCGACGCGCTTGAGCGTCAGCGTGAATTCGATCCTGCGCGGCACGCCTTCCTTCGTGTGGTACGTGCCGGTGATGTTCAGGCTGTCGATGATGTACGCGCCATAGACGTAGCCGTTGCCGTCGACGAGCACGTACGCGTCGCCGACGTCGCCCATCCGCGCGAGCGTCTCGATCGACGCGATTTCGCCGATGCCGTTTTCGGGCGCGACCATGCCGCTGAGCGTGATCGTATCGTCGCCGGCGCCGGTGAACTGGCTCGCGTTGCGCACGCCGATGCGCGAGGTGGTGCTGTGCTTCCAGGTGCGGTCGCGGCGGAGATCTCGGTAAGGCGCGGTCGCCAGGCTGAAAACGAACTGGTCGAGCGACATCATCATGGGCGGGTTTCCTTTCGTCGAAGCGGGCTAATCAATCGGACAGGCGCGAGTTGGCGCGCGAGGCTCTCTCGCGTTCGGCGCGTTCCCACTGGACGCGCACCAGACGGGCGACCTCCGCCTCGTCGGCGCCGGGCGGAGGGGTGACGTTGATGGTGACCGGGCCGGACGCCGGCGCGGCGCTCGCGGCGGCGAAGGCCGGCGCCATGACCGGCGGGCGGTAGTCGAGCGACGTGTTGAAGCGCGCGAGCGGCGACGCGGCGGTGGCTGACGGGTTCGCGGCATAGGCGGGCGGGCCGGCCAGGGCCGCCGCGGTCGTGATCGTCGCGGCGGTCAGCGCCATGCGCCCCTGGCCGCCAGCCGCGCCGTTGCCGGCGGAGGCATCCGGGGATTGCAGGCCGAGCTTTTCCTTGAGCCAGCCGAGCGCCGAGCTGCCCAGGTTGCCGATCGTGTCTTTCAGCGCGCCGAGGCGATTCGTGATGCCGCCGATCAGCGCGGAAATCAGGTTGCCGCCGAGTTCCATGAAGCGTGTGCCGAGGTTGCCGAACCAGTCGCTGATGCCGGCCAGCGCGCCCTTCACCCACTCGACCGTGGCGTTCCATTTCGCGGCGATCCAGTCGCTTGCCGCGCTGAACGCGCCCTTGATGCCGTCCCACAGTGCGAAGAACTTCGGGCCGAGCGTGTCCCAGTTCTGCCAGAGGTAGACCGCGCCTATTGCGAGCGCCGCGATCACGCCCACAATCACGGCCACAACCGGATTGAGTGCCACCAGCGCGAGCAGCGCCTGCCCGACCATGCTGAACGCGCTGACCATCGACATCGCGAAGCGGAGCACCGCGATCGATCCGAGCACTGCGCCGAACGCGCTCGCGAGCGTGCCGACGACGACGAACAGCCCGGCGAGCACCGCCAGGGTCGTGACGATCACGTTCGCGGCCGTGCGGTGCTCGCGCATGAAGCCGACGATTTTTCCGATCGCGGTTGCCGTGAGGTCGAGCGCCTTGTTGTAGATCGGCGTGACCCGCTCGCCGATCTCGAGCTTCAGGTCGCGCACCTGCGCGAGCGCGGCGAGCTCGCGGCCATGCGTCGACTCCATGCCCTTCGCCTTCATCCCGTCGACGCCGTCGGCGGCGGCGCTCTGCTTCTCGGTGTCGTGGATCTGCTCGCGCTTCTCGTACATCGTCGTGAGCAGGTTCCCCGCGTCCTTGTCGGGGAACAGTTTCGCAAGCTCGGCCTTCACCTTGTCGGGGCTGGTGATCCCCTTCGCGGCGAGCTTCGGCAGCAGCACCTTTTCGAGCCATTCGAGCGGCGACGCCTGCAGCATGTCGCCGCCCACGAGCGCGACGTTCTTGTTGTTGTGGGCCCGCTTCGGATCGACAAGGCCGAGCGCCATCATCCGCTGCGCGGCGGGCCCGGTCGCCTTGCCCTGGAGCGCACTGGCGTTCAGCGCCGCGAGGCCTGCCCCGGCCGACTTTCCACCCAGCTTCTCGATGAGCGGCTGCATCTGGTAATAGAACGCGTCCGTGCGCAACTTCTTGGCCGCAGCGCCGCCCGATTCGGCGAAATTGTTCCACTCGTCGCTGCTGACCTTGCCGCCGGTCGCCGTCTGCATCTTCTGCACGATGTCCGCTTCGGCGCGGAACGCCGCGCCGTCCTTCGTGCCGCCGCGCAGGTCGATCACCTTCACCATGCCCATGATCTGGTCGACGTTCTTCTTTGCGTCTTCCTTGCCGAACAGCGCCTCGTTCGCGAATTTCATGTTCTCGAGCATCGGCATGATGGCCCGTGCGCGTTGTTCGTCGCCGCCCACCGCCGACAGCGACTCGCGCATCAGGCCCAGGTTGTCGACGGTCGACAGCCCATAGGCCTGCTGCGCGCGCGCGAACTTCACCGCATCGGCCGACGCACCCGCTGCGCGCATGCGCAGCGTTTCGCTCTCGGCCTGCTTCGCAAGGTCGAGCGGCTCGGACAGCATGCCGAACATGTCCTTGCCGAGGCCCTTGACGGCCTGGCCGCGTTTCGCGATTTTCTCCCCGACGCCTTGCAGCGCGTCGATCCTCGCGCGCCGGGCGTCGGCGCGCTGCTGGCGTTGGGCGTCGTACCCGCGCACCCCCGCGTCGATCATCGACGTGCGCGACGCCATGGCCGCGCGCAGGTTGCGCTCGTCCCGCGACAGGTTGCGCGTGTCGATGCCGGCGCCGGCGAGCTGGGTGCGCAACGCTTGTACCCGGCCGGCCTGATAGCTGTGCGCGGACGACAGGTTCTCGGCCGCGCGTTGCGCCTTGTTGAAGTCGCTGATCATCTCGCGCGACGGCGAGCGGGTCGCGCGCAGCGACTGGGCGAGGGTATCGACGCGCGCGCGCGCCGCCGCGAGATCCGATGCCGTATTGGCGAGGCCCTTGCGCATCTCGCGAAACTCGCCGATGCGCTTCTGCGTCTTCGCCATGTCATCCAGCTCGCGGCGGGTTGCCTTCAGCGAGCCGGCCAGCCCCTTGTTGCCGGTCAGCATCATTTGCAGGGGCTTCGTCATGTTGTCGACCATGTCGAACATGACGCGCAGTTTCGTGGTGTTGTCCATCGTCGATCGTTTCGCTCATTCGGCGCCGGCGCGCACTCGCGCGCGCTCGCGCCAGTCCATCAGCTCGGCCAGGCTGAAGACGTCCATCACGGGCGGCGTCCAGCCGAACACCGCCGCGATGTCCGCCATCGGGTCTTCTACGCGGTCTGGGAGGCCAGTCGGGATTTCACGGCCTTCGGCATCAAAAAACCCGCGAAGATGCCCCCCAGTTGCACGAGGTCGGCGGGGTCGATGTTGGCGACGTCGGCGTCGGTCAGCATCGGCGAGCTGATGCGCGGCAGCACCTTCGACAGCGCGACGACGTCGAGGCTGACCAGGTCGGACAGCGATACGCCGCGCAGCTCGCCCGAATTCGGCTTGCGCAGCGTGATCGTCGTGATCGTCTGGTTGCCGCGCACGAGCGGGGTGTCGAGCGTGTGCGTGGCCGGATCGTCCTGCGCGGGCGCTGCCTCGGTGACGATTGCAGCGGGCGCGTCGGCCTGCAGGTCGGTCGCGGCTTGTTCGGATTGGGTCGGATACATGGTGGTCCTGGCGGTGAGGAAGGAAATACAGCGGGCGAGCCCGGCCGGGGATGCCGGCCGGGCTGCGGCTTACAGGCCGATCGCGTTGCGCAGCGCCGAGAACAGGTCGGTGCCGTTGTACTTTTCGATCATGTTGATGAAGTCGATCTCGATCAGGTCGACGCCGTTGACGGACAGCTTGTAGTAGCTGGCGACGGTCGTGACCTTGAACGTGGTGTCTTCCTTCGACTTCGCGGTGCCCATGTCGATTTCGCTGTGACGGCCCTTGATGACGATCTCGACCGCATCGACGCTGGTCGAATCCGCGGCCTGGTAGCCGCCGGCGAAGCGCAGCAGCACGCCGTCGTGCTTCGTGATGCCGTACTGGCCGAGCACGGAGCGCATGAAGCCGCCGCAGGTCCATTCGAGCTGGATCCCTTCCTGCCCGAAGTCGACCTTGATCGGGCCGCTCATGCCGCCGCCCTGGTAGTCCTCCATCTTGCGCGTGAGCTTCGGCAGCGTGACTTCGACAACCTGGCCGACGAAGTTCTCGCCGTTCTGGAACAGGTTGAATCCCTTGAGTTTGCGAGGCATACCCATCGTGTTTGACTCCTGGTAAGGCCGACTGTTACGCGCTCACGCGCGCGGCGAAATCGGCGAGATAGCGGTCGGTGATGCGCTGGCGCAGCATCAGGTTTTCGAGCGGCGGCACCGGCGTGTACTCGTAGTCGAGATACGCCTTGCCGGACTTCAGCACGTCGGTCGTGTTCGGCTCCGGGTCGTACCAGGCCGAGCCGCCGATCAGGTAGCCCTGCGACGTCCATTCGCGGAACTTGCCGTTGATGGTCTCGATGATGTCGCGCGGCAGCGACGGATTGAGCGGGCCGTCGATGATGGCCATCTGCGCTTCGGCGATCGAATCCGCGATGACCTGCGCGGTGCGCGTGTAGTTCTCGAACGCGAACAGCGGATCGTCCGAGCACGTGCGCGAGCCCCAGAAGCGGAAGCCGTTGCGGTTCACGAGCGTCGTCACGTCCTGCTCGTTCAGGAAGCCGGCGTCGGTTGCCGGATCCTGCAGATCCCACGACACGTCCGCGCTGATGCCCGTGACGCCGTTCACGCCGACGTTCGACAGCGTCTTGTGCCAGCCCGTGTCGTTGTCGATCTTCGCGCGCAGGCCCGCGGCATACGCGGTGGCCGGCACGACGACGGTCGAGTTGGTCGTGTCGTCCCACGCGAGGAAGTCCGGCCAGATCACCATGATTTCGCGCTGGCTGAACTGCTTGCGATACGCAACGGCTTCTTCCTTCGTCTTGGCGCCGTTGGCCGACACGTAGGCGAACGCGCGCAGCGACTGTGCGATCGACGCGAACGCGGCGGCGACCGGCTGCGTGTCGAGGCCCGGCGCCGCGAGGATGCGCGGCTTCACGCCGAAGCGCGACTGCGCGCCGAGCAGCGCCTTCATGCCGGTGTACTTGCCGTCGGCGGTGACGGCGCCGATCACGTTGGTGTTCGTCTCGGCGGCGTCCTTGCCTTCGGCGACGCGCACGACGATCGTGACGGGCTTGGTCTGGCGGCCGATCGCGTCGAGCGTGCGGCGCAGCGTGCCTTTCTTGCCGGCCTTGCCGAGCGCGGCGACGACGTTGGTCAGCAGGACCGGGGTGTTGAGCGGGAAGGCGGTGGCGTCGGCGTCGTCGGCCGTGCAGACGATGCCGAGCACGGCCGTCGAGATCGTGCGGATCGGACGGGTGCCTTCGTTGATTTCGATGACGCGTACGCCGTGGTGGTAATCCTGCGGCATGGTGTGTGGCTCCTGTGTTTGCTTACGGAAGAGAGAAAACGGGATGAATCCCGCGCGGATCAGGTCGCGGTTTCCGCGACCGGAGCTGCAGGTGCGCTCGGCTCGGCCGGCGGCGTCGGTACGTAGGGCGCGGGCGTGGCGGGCCACGCCACCGCATCGGGGAACGTGTCTGCCTGGATGGCCGATACGAGCGCCATCTGGTATGCCGACCAGGCCTTGAAGTAGTAGATGCCTTCGTCGTCGAGCAGGCCCGCGGCGTATGCATCGGCCTTGCCGGCGTTTGCCTTGCGCGCGGTTTCGAGACGCTGTTCGAACTCGGCCATCGCGGCGTCGCGCTTCTCGCGCTCGAGCAGTTCGGGCGGGACGGTCCATGCGCCGTCGATCCACGCGTGGCGCGATGACGGCCGTGGTTCGGTCGTCAGGCCGAGCTTGTCGGGGGTCTTGCCGGCGAGCGTGATTTCGACCGGCTCGCCGGTCTCGGTGCGATAGCAGGTGCGTCCGCGATAGTCCGGCAGGAGAACCCATGCGCCGTTGCGGTAGAACGGCCAGGTCGTCGACGTGCGCGCCGGCGGCGCGTCGAACGTGGCCGACGACGGGACGAGCCAGCGTTCGTGGTTGCGCGGATCGGCGTCGGGCTGGCTGCTGCTCAGGTATTCGCCGGTCGATGGGCTGTAGTGGTGGATCAGCATGGTTCGGAATCCAAGTTAATAGGCGCGGATCATGGCGAGCAGCGCGATGTTGCGGGGGCGCGTTTCGTTTGCACCGTCACCGTTGACGGTAATGACGTGGCTGTGGCGGCCGGCCCAGCCGATACCGACGTTATGGCCGTGGGCGCCGTCGCCGTTGATGCCGATTCCGGTTCCGGAACCGCTCAGCCAAATTCCGGTTCCAGAACCATATGTGTTGTAGTAGCCGTCAACACCAAAGGGGCCAACTACCGCTCGGAGATTTCCCCCACCACCGCCGTGGGGTACGTCCGTACCGTGTGCGTGCCCTGGGTCGTTAACGCCGTGGCTATGCCCGGGATCGCTGACACCATGACCATGCCAGCCCTGCGCATCGGTCCAAGCCGAGTGCACGTGATCTCCGACTTCGCTCGCGCTCGCGCCGTGGGTGTGCCATCGGTTCGCGCTGTCCTGCCATGAGCCAATCATGCGATTGGTGTCGATACTGCGGGCGTCGTCCCAACACCGGATGAACTCGCCGCGCATCTCCGGGAGGCGGAACGTCGTTGCGCCGTCTCCGGACGAGAAGCACGCCCAGCGGCCCTTCTGCCATTCGTCATCCGGCACGAGCGCGCCGCTGGCCTGCGCATATGCCCACAGAGCGGGGTAGTCCGCACGCTTGACGAGTACACCATTGGCTTTCAAGAAACCTGCGCGCACTGTAGTGCGAGGCTCGAATACGATTTGACCGATGGCCGTCGTCGAGAGGGCGGCCATCACCCATTCGGTCGTCGCGACGCGCTTCGACACATCGCCCGCCGGAGGCGTTTGAACCGTGGCCGGGCCGGCCACCTGCAGCAGTCCTACACCGTCATCGTTCGTCATGCCGACGAGTACTTTGCCGCCCCACGGCGCAAGTGCGACGGGCTTTTTCACCGTATTGTCGAGATTGCTGGCTTCGATCGTCAGCCCGTCGAAATTGTTGTCGGCCGAGATGACGGCCTGACGGGTGCGACTCAGCACCAGCGAGCCACGGAAGCCGGTGTTGCCCGTACGCGTATCGAACCAGTGCGAATACTCGTTGTTCGGCACGGACATGCCTTCGTTGTTCGGCCCGAACCCGATGCCGAACCACGAGCGGAACGCGAGGTTCGCCGTGGTCGAATTCGCGCCATCGCCGTTACCGGCCATCATGCCGCTTGGCTTTGCACTGGGCGCATTCGAAACGATGACGGCGTCCTTCACCGAGATCCAGCCGGTGAACTCCGCCCCCGACAGGTTGGCCTTGGCGTCGAGTCGCGGCTTCAGCGTCGCCGGCGTGATGACACGCGCGGCGTCCTTGCCCGCGTCGACTTCCACCTGCGTCGCCAGCTCGACCACCCCCTGCCGCTCGGTCGTCGCCGGCGGATTCAGGAACGACGCATCCCCGAACACGAGCTGCGTCGCGTCGATCGTCGCGAACTGCATGTCGGTCGACAGAAGCAGCAACGCGGCCGGCGACTTCTCCATGATCGGCGTCGCCTGGCCGTAGGCGGCCAGCAGCACGCCGTTCTCGAGGTAGAGGCCGAACCCGTACAGCGAGTACTGGTCCGCCGTGTCGTCCTTCAGCGTTGCGTGAATCGTGTCCGGCGCGATGTTGGCGCCGCCGAACGTCGTGATGCGCTTCAGCTCGTTCGGCAGCTTCGTGAGTCCCTTGTCGGCGACGAAGGGTGCATTCGCGAGGCCGATTTCCACGACCTGGTGGGCGCTGGTGCCGCCGTTGCCGGATGCGACGAGCGCGGCGCGGCCGGCGTCGGTGATGAGGATCTGGGTTGCCATGTGCGATCAGTTGTCGGTGAGGTTCAGGCGGCGATAGACCGCCACGCGCGCGGCGGCGCCGACCCGTTGCCGGCCCCGCATCGCGAAGCCCTGCGTGAACGTGTAGTGCGCGCGTGCCGGCTTGGTCCGGTCGATTTCCGTGAGGATGTCGGCGACGTATTCGGCGGTCGGTGGTTCGCCCTCCTGGCCGCTTACCGTCATCACGATGTCGAACGTGCCGGGCTGGCCCGGCGGGGTCTGCTCGAACCATTCGCGCAGCACGAGGTTGCCGCCGAAGGTCGCGACGACTTCGCGCACGGCCGCGGCGGTGCCCTTGCGGCGCGCGATCGGAATCGCCTGCCTGACGCGGGCGCGCTTTACGTGCTCGGGCCAGTAGTCCTTCCACGCGTCGACGCCGAGGTGCCACGCGAGCCACGGCAGCAGGTCGAAGCGGACGGCGTCCGGATTCATCAGCGTCGCGAGCGGCGTCGGCATATCGTCGATGCGTGCATTCACGGCGGCGAGGTTGCGTTCGAGCCGGGTCGCGTTCGGCGGCAAGATGTCATTCATTGCTGTACACCCCGCCGTCGATCAGCTCGATCCCGGTGCAGTACGGCGCCTGTTGCTTCGTCGCCGGAATGCCGGCGAGCGGGCTTTCGAGGATCACCTTCTGCACGCCTGCCGCGCGTGCGGCCGCGTAGATGCCGTCCAACGTGACTTCCATGCCGAGCCGATGCATGTCGTCGGCGTATTTCTTCATCGCCTTGTTGGCTTGCGCGAGTGCCACCGCACGATCCGGTCCTGCAAAGAACACCAGCCGCGCGCGAATCGCGTAGCGCAGGATTTCCGCGGCGCGTACCGTCACCTTGTCGGTGAGCGGCCGAACGTCGTCGGCCTGCAGCGCGGCCGTCACGGCGTCGACCAGTTCCTGGTTCGCCGTGCCGTCGCCGTCGCGCGCGAGCACGGTGACGAGCACTTCGCACGGGGCAGGGCTGACCGCCGACGCGTCGAGCACGCGGCCGTCCGCGTTGCGTGCATGCGAGACGTACGCGCCTTCGGGGCCGGCGACGGAGAAGCTTTGCGGCGCGAGCTGCGTGCGGGCGCGCAGCTCGATGTCGCTTTCCATGACGGCCGCAACGTTGTGTTCCGGGTCGGCGGGCGTGATCGTCAGGCGGCGGATGCCGAACAGCGCCGCGAGATGGTCGAGGTCCTCGCCGCGTGCATACGCGAGCATGACCGCGCGCGCGGCGTCGTTCACGCGCTGCCGCAGCACGAGCTCGCGATATGCGTTTTCCTGCAGCAGCTTCACCATCGGCTCCGATTCGAGCGCGAGCGTGGCGGCGATTTCGGCCTGCTCGGCCGCCGGATACAGCGACACGAGCCGCGCCTTGCGTTCGGCCAGCAGCGTTTCGTAGTCGATCGTTTCGACGACGTCGGGCGACGGCAGCTGCGAGAGGTCGATCGGGGTCACGCTCATGCGGGGCTCCCTTGCGCGACCGGCACGCGCGTCGTCACGGCCGTGCCGCTTTCGCTCGTCCAGCCTTCGATGTCGAGATAGATCGCGCCGGCTGCGGCGTTCGAGTCGTCCGCGGCGAGCACGACGCGGGTCAGCGTGAGGCGCGGCTCCCAGCGCATCAGCGCCGTTGCGACGGCCGCATACAGGCGCGTGCGCATGGCGCCGTTGCCGGGCGCGTCGATCAGGTCGGGCAGTTCGGAGCCGAACGTGCGGCGCTTCACGCACGACGCGAGCGGCGTCGTCACGATCTTGCCGATCGACTGGTAGAAGTGGCCGAGGCCCGAAATCGAGCGGCCGGTGTTCGCGTTCATGCCCTTCATTGCGGTTGGCTCACCAGTTGTCCATCGCCTTGTTCGCGATGCGTGTGATGCGGGAGGCTGATGCCTTGCGAAGTCACTTCCCGGGTGAAGCTGGCCGCGCCGTCGATCTGCATCGTGGCGCCGCCTGCACCGCCCTTGCCGGTCATGCCGGACTCGAACGCGAGCGGCCCCTTGACCGTCATCGCGCCGGTGCAGGTGGTCTGCTGCGCGTCGAGCGTGATGGTCTCGGCTTGCACGGTCGCGGCTTTCGTCTGCACGGTGACCGAGCCCGGTGCTACGACGAGCACGGTCGCGCCGGCGGGCAGTTCGGCCTTGAGCGCGTGTGCGGCATGGTCGTACGCGACGCTTGCGCCGTCGGGGTAGACGCGGGTGTGCGTGTCGGCGCTCGATGCCGGTGCCGGAGCGGCGTCGGAATAGAGGCCGCGCAGCGCGACGCCCTGGGCCGGATCGCCCATCGGGCAGAGCAGCACGACCTGCTCGCCCGGGGTCGGCGGCAGCCACTCGCGCGTGGTGCCGGCGGTGCAGGCGATCCATGGAATCCAGTTGGTCTGTAGTCCGCCGCCGTCTTCTTCGGGAGTACCGACCGAGACGCGGCACAACGCGGCCGCATGGTCGACCGCGAGGATCGTGCCCTTGCGCACCGCGTTGCGTGCCTGCCGTTGAATTTCGTTAGCGTCCATGTGGTCATGGTGCCGGGCGGGGGCGTGGGTGGCGAGCGATCGCGTGTGTCGTGGGTGTGAGGACAGAGGGGGCGTGAGGCGGGTGGGGTGAAGTGTGTCGAGGAGGGTGAATCGAATGGTGTGGTGTCGAAGCGCTGACGGGCGTCATATGAACGCTGTTCTTGAGGATGCGCGCGACAGGCAGGGCCAATTGCGTGGTCGAAGCGCACGCGAGGCGTTCGCAGAGCGTGATGTTTCAGCTCTGGCGCATCGTTGTGACGTGGCGGGTGATGGAGAGGCGCATCGGGCTCGCGAGCGAAATCGTGCGGCGCCGACGTTGGTCAGAAGGACCGGCGTGTTGGGTGGGAATGAGCTGGCGTCGTCGGCCGTGCAGATGATGCCGACGACGAATGGCCAGGTGATGTGGATCCGGCGGGCGCCGTCGTCAATTTCGGCGACGCGCGCGCCGTGGTGGTCATCCTGCGACGTGTCGTCGACGCCGGGTTGGATGACGGGGAAGGGCGATCAGACAATCGCGGTCACGAAATCCGGCGCAGGCGGAAGATCGATATACGGCCAGCCGTCAGCATCGCTGATATCGCGCAGCACCTGACGGTATTTGACGAGCGTCGAGAACTGCGCGGCCGAAAGCGTCGTGCCGTTTCCGATCAGCTTTTCGTCTTGATGGCGCGACGCGAGCCAATCAGTCGCGGTGAGTGCCGAGTCGCGCTGCGCGCGCTTGACGCTTGCGATCTGGGCTCGCGTCGACGGAAGAGGATCGAGTGCGGCAGGCTTCCCGTCACCATCGACGACAAGACGCTGGCCGGCCGATTGAGCTCTGATGAGTTGGAGCCATTGCTCGTTACTGATTTCGATGACAGGCGTCCCCTGCGGAGCTGGACTGTCGACGGTATCGTAGAAGGCAACGATGTCGCCCGCTATATCGTATGCAGCTAGTTTCTGGCCCATGATTTGTGCCTCAGTACCCGATGGCCATCCAGCGAACAGACGATGCGCTGTTTGTATTCGCTGCGCCGAAGGTCAACGTGGTCTTAATTGAAGCGGACGTCGTCAACCAAGCAATTTCATTTGTCCCGTGCGAATCGTTATAGCTGCAGATTTGCATGCATAACGCAGTCGTCGTGAATGCGATTGGATATGTGATGCTTCCAGACGTGGCAGCGCCACAGGCAAACGTCCCCCACTGGATAATCAGGCCGTTTGGGAACTTCTGGTAACCGTTGGTTCCAATCGATGATCCGAAATCCCCGAGCGACAGACGTAAAGCAGCGGATCCTCCGACTAGCACCCAATAAGTGCCATCTGATACGAAGCGCGCCGTGTCTCCGTTGTTTAGAACGCACGTGGATGCTGACACCAGCGATCCTGTCATCATCTTGTCGGTTCCGGATGTCGAAATGGTCGCGGCGTTGACCGTCGCGAGAAATTCGAATGTTGCGCCGGGCTTCACCGATGCAAGCGTCGGGAGTGTGTAAGTCGTCGACGCAACTTCAAGAGAGTAGAAGCCGCCCGCGTGCGATGAGGAAAAGCTAGCATTTGAACTCGACTGAATCCGCGCACCGGTCTGCATATTGCCGAGCGCGCGCTGCACAAATTCCGTCGGGGCAAGCCTGTCGCTGCTATCAAACTGCCCCGGCGTCGTCCCTTTCGGTGCCCCCGTAAAAACCGGCGAATCAATCGGCGCCTTCTGCGCGAGCGCATTCGTCATCGTCGCCGCAAAACTCGGATCATTGCCGAGCGCATTCGCCAGCTCCCTGAGCGTATTGAGCGCCTCGGGCGACTGATCGACGAGCGCCGCCACCTTCTGCGCGAGATCCGCCTTCGTCGCATATTGCGGATACGGATCGACAGCCCCCTCGTGCGCTTCCTGCCTGTCCTTCAAAAACCGCGTCCGATTCGCCAACTGCCGCAACGGCACGTTATCGATCCCGTCCGGCCCGCCCTCAACCGGATCGGACGTTTCGAACTGGCGGATGCCGGGTGTCCAGGTCGAGCTTTCAACCAGGTCAGTCATGACTTGATACTCCCTCTGTTGTACTGGCCGTCGCGATGCGCGAAGCCGTTGTAGCGAATCGGTGCCTCGCGGTAGTCGAGCGACGCGAGCATCGAGCGTCGCGGCGCATAGCGTTCCAGCACCGCCTTCAGGTTGTCCGCCTGGTCGCGCGTGATCGGCCGCGACAGCTTGACGATGTATTCCGCCCACGCCGTCTCCCGGCCGTGCACGTAGTCGCCGTTGTAGGCGGCCGACCCGTCGCGCCGGCGCACGCGCCGGCCCTCGACGATCGTCACCTCGCCGAAGCCGAGCCGGCGGATCACTTCGCGCACCGCCCACGGCGTGCCGCGCTTCTGGTGCAGCTGGATCGCGCTCCGGACGAGCGCGCGGCGCGCATCGTCGGACTCGGCGAGCTCCCACCCGTCGACCGACACTTCGGCGGCGAGATACGGCAACAGGGCCGCGTCGCAGCGATCCGGGTCCCAGTAATCGCGGATCGGAATCGGCAGGCCCTCGGCGGCGGCCAGCGCGTTCGCGGCGCGCCGCTCGAGCGGCGTCGCGTTCGGCGGCAGCAGGTCACTCATAGATGCCGCCGTATTCGATGACGACGTCGACGCAGCAGGACGCCTGCGTCGGGCCGATCGCGAGGTCGCCGGCCGGCTCGATCAGCTCGGTCTTCGACAGGCCGGCGGCCTGGCAGACGCCCTTGATCGCCGATTCCGCGACACCGACGCCGAGGCGGCGCACCTTGTCCGCATACGCGCGGGCATTCTTCGTCGCCTGGGCGATCAGCACGTCGGCGCCGACCGGCGAGCGCGTATAGCCCTTCGCGCGGATGCGGTAGCGGACGATCTCGGCCGGGCGCGCGAGCACGGTGTCGTTCAGCGGCCGTTGATCCTCGGCCGACAGCGCGGACTCGACGGCGCGACAGAGCGCGTCGTCCACCGTGCCGTCGCCGTCGCGCGACAGCAGCGTGACGAGCACGTCGCCCGGCCGCGGGCGCGTGGCCTTCGCATCGAGCAGGCGGCCGTCGACGGCAAGCGCCTTCGATTCGTACGCGGCAGCCGGGCCGGCCACGCTGAAGCCCTGCGGCGCAAGCTGGATGCGACGGCGCAGCGACTCGTCGTCCTCGTAGACGGCGGGGACGTTGTTGGGAAGGTCGGCCGGCGTGACGACGAGCCGCTCGATCCCGAACAGCGCGGCGCGCTGGTCGAGGTCGCTGCCCTTCGCGAACGCGAGCATCACGGCCCGCACGGTGTCGTTGATGCGCTGGCGCAGCACGAGCTCGCGATAGCAGTTTTCCTGCAGCAGGCGCGCGAGCGGCTCGGATTCGAGCGCGACCGTCGCCGCGATTTCGGCCTGCTCGTCAGCGGGCCAGAGCGCGATCAGCGCGGTCTTCCGGCGTGCATACAGCGTTTCGAAATCGAGCGCCTCGAGCGCGTCGGGGGCGGGCAGGCTCGACAGATCGATGAGCGCGGCGGCCGTCATGCGGCACCTCGCTGCGGCAGCGCGACCCACGTCAGCGTATTCGCCGGGTCGACCTGCGTGTCGTCGACGTGCGTGATGACCTGCTTGCCGTCCGGCCCGGTCGTCACGACGACGCTTTCCGTCAGCGCGAGCTTGATCGACAGATCGACGGCGGCCGGATCGCGCACGCTCATCTCGAAGGTGATGCCGTCGGCGCGCACGGCGGGGTTCGTCACGAGGTCCGGCTGGTTCGCGCGCACCCATTCGACCAGCGCGACGAACACGGGGTCCGCGTCGCCGGTGAAATTCGGCGCGAGCACGCGGGCCACGTACCGGTATTCGAACGACGGCGTCAGCGTGCCGGTCGCGGCGAGCGACCCTTGCTCGACGAGCACGGTCAGCTTGGCCGGGTCGGTCCCGAGCGCGGGAACCGCGGCGACGAGCGCGCGCCGCAGGCTGTCTGGCTTATTCATGCGGATGCTCCCCGTTATCGGCCGGCTGCGATCTGGCCTGGCACGTCGCGATCATGTCGACCTTGGCCGCGCACGTCGCCCATGCCGCCTTGACGGTCGTGAGCGCCGCGTCGAGCTCACCGTTGGTGCGCGGCGCGAGCGCCGGCAGCGTGCACGGGCTCACCGTCTGGCAGGGGGGCGACGTAATCGTCGGCACCGGTGAGAGCGGGAGTGGCTTGCAGGCGGACAATGTCGTCAGGCAAACGAGTGTCAGCCCAGGCGCGAAGCGCGGCGTTTTCATCGATCAATCTCCGGTTTTCAAGTCGAACGGCGTCGAGCTTCGACGCGATCGCGTTCTGCGTGCGGTCGAGCCGCGCCTGTTGTCTGGCGCGGTCGGCGGCGTCCTGCTGCATGCGCCGGATCGCGCCGTCACGGTCGGCGAGGCCCTGCCGCGCGTCGGCGAGTTGCAGCCGGGCAGTCGCCAGATCCGCATGCAGCGCGCGCACGTACAGCGCGGCGGCCACGCAGGCGGCAAGCACGAGCAGCCCCGCGGCGAATTTCGCGGCGAGCTCGCTCATGCCGCCGCCGCGGCGTCGTCGTCGGCGTTCGCCGCAACGGGCTGCGACGCATACCGGTCGTAGGCGCGCGCGAGCTTGACGTCGTAGAGGTTCGCCGCGTAATCGGGCCCGTTGTAGCCGCGCGCGAACGCGGCCCAGTTGCGGGCGCGCAGCGCGGCGAGCAGCCCGGCGTCCGCGGCGACGAACCGCACGAACGCGTCGAGGTGTTCCGCCTCGCCGCTTTCCATGCGCGCGACGAAGTCGTCGATGCCCGCATAGCCGAGGCGCTGACAGTGATAGCCCATCACCTGGAACGCGCCCCAGCTCGCGGACTCCCACGCGGCTCGGGCGTCGATCACTTCGGCCGCGGCGAGGCGCGTGTATTCGGCGGTGCCGCCGCGATAGCCGCCGCGCGTTTGCGACACGATGTCCGGCTGCTTCGCCGCGAACGGCGCCGGATCGATGCCGCGCGCCTGCAGCCGCTTCCAGAAAATGTGCCGCTCGAACAGGATGACCGGCCGGCCGTCGGGCAGGAAACCGGCGCCGCGCGATTCGACTTCGTTGACCGCGCGCACGCAGGCAAGCGGCACGCCGAGCGTGCGCGCGGCGCGTTCGAGATCGGCCAGCGCCAGGTGCTGCGGATCGCGCTGGCCGGTGGCGAGCGCGGCGTACGTCTTGGGGCCGGCGATGCCGTCGTCGACGAGGCCGGTTTTCCGTTGCAGCGCGATGACGGCGGCTTCGGTGGCGGCGTCATAGATATGCGTGACCTGCACCGGATAACCTGCGCGGATCAGGCGGCGTTGCAGCAGGCCCACGTCGTCGCCGTGGTCGCCGAGGCGGCGGGTTTTCATGATTCAGTCTCTCCGCAGAAGGCGCGCGACGTTGCCGCGCGCGCCGTACACGAACATCGCCAGCAGCACCGCCGTGGCCGCTTCGAAGAAGCCGACGGATGCGGCATGCAGCAGCAGCTCGATCGATGCGCCGCCCGTCACCACGACGAGGGCCCACGCGACCCACGACACATGGCGCCGGTGCCGCGCGCCGTTGCGCCGGTAGGCGAGCACGCGCACGAGCGCGGCAAGGTGCGCGGCGAGGGCGATCAGCGCGAGCGGGACGTGCATGTCATCCCCCTTTGCGGAACAGCGAGAGCAGGTCGAGGGTCTTGACCCGCTCGATGAGCTGCAGCGTGACGGCGATCACGAGCGCGGCCGCGAAGAACGCGGCGACGCCCGTCGAATGGATCGGCGTGGCGCTGACGATTTCCGGCGCGGCGAGATAGCCCATCACGAGCGAGATCAGCAGGTAGGCCGCGCGCCGCGCGACGCCGATCTCCTTCGACGTGACGACGACGAGCGCCGCGCCCGTGAACGCGCCGATCAGCGCGTTGCCGTCGATGCCGGGCGCGAGGCCGGCGAGCCCGATCGCGGTCGACAGCCCCGCGGCGGTGGTGGTATTCGGTTCGGCCATGGCGGCGTTCCAGGGTCAGTCAAACAGTTGCAGCAGCGGCTTCGTGCTCGACACGGTGTCGAGCGGCGGCAGGTGGACGGGCGTGCCGGCCGGCAGCACGACGCCGAGATCGGCGAGGCCGGTGTTGGCCTCGAGCACGGTTTCGACGGTGCCGTCGGTGCGGCCGTAGTGCCGCCAGCACAGTGCGTCGACCGTGTCGCCTTGCAGCGTGCGCACGATCAT